AGGTAATTCGAATCGCTCCATACGGCTAGGTACAATTCGCCGAAGTATCTTCTATTCGTCAAACAATGCGTCCCCTACCCCGTCCGCTTTCGAAAAAGCCGGGCATTATATCACAAGATTTTGCTTTACGCTAGCTGGACATTGCGTGTAACATCTATTTATGCCATTGATTACGAGATCCGAGGCAGCCCGTGCGCTGGGCGTGACACCAGAGGCGGTGTATGCAGCAGTGAAAGCAGGCCGCTTGCCGGTAGTGCGAACAGCGGATGGCCGCGAGCTGGTGAACAGCGAAACCATGCGCGAGCACTGGGCGAAAAACACACAGAAGCGAATTGGTCGAGGACCAAAGCCGCCGTTGGGAGAGAAAGCATTTCCGGCAGCCAGATCGCGGATGGCGAGGACTGAGGAGTCAATTCCTGATTACGACGAGTCAAGAGCACGCACCGAGCACCTAAAAGCAGAGTTGCTCGAGTTAGATCGCAAGCAAAAAGAAGGATTACTGATCAAGGCAGACGAGGTGGAGTTGCAATGGGTTGAGATTGTGACGCTGGCTAGGACAAAGATTATGGGTATCCCAACCAAGGCAAAGCAAAGGATCCCTGATCTTGATACTGATGCGGTATCAATGCTGGAAGATATTGTTCGCGAGACACTGGAAGATTTGTCGGAGAGCGTGGCTGATGACTGAGGACAACCTGCTAAGGGTAAAAAAAGCAGCGTTTATGGCGTTTCGACCGCCAGAAAAGCTGACTTTGAGCGAGTGGGCGGATCGTTATGCGTTTTTAAGCGCAGAAAGCAGCGCAGAGGGCGGCAGATGGCATACTTTGCCGTATCAAAAAGGAATTATGGATGCAATAACGGATGCAAAGGTTGAACAGGTGACGGTGATGAAGAGCGCCCGCGTGGGGTACTCGAAGATTTTGAACCACACCATTGCATTCCATATTCACCAGGATCCGTGTCCGATCATGCTGGTGCAGCCAACAATTGAGGATGCGCAGGGATATTCAAAGGAAGAGATCGCGCCGATGTTGCGTGATACGCCTTGCTTGAAGGGTTTGGTGAGCGAGTCAAAGGCAAAAGATGGCGCGAATACGATTTTGCAAAAGCAGTTCCCAGGTGGAACGCTGAGCATGGTGGGCGCTAATAGCCCGCGCGGCTTCCGGCGTGTCAGCAGAAGGGTGGTGTTATTTGACGAGATCGATGGTTACCCAGCCTCTGCGGGTGCGGAAGGCGACCAGATCAAGCTTGGTATCCGAAGGACGGAGTACTACTGGAATCGCACAATTGTGTCCGGTAGCACGCCGACAGTGAAGGACTTCAGCCGTGTGGAGCGCATGTTCCTGCAAACGGATCAGCGTCGCTATTTCGTTCCGTGTCCTGATTGTGGTCATATGCAGTACCTGAAATGGCCAAACATTCGCTGGACTGATGGTGACCCGAGCACAGCGGGATATTGCTGCGAGTCATGTGGTGTAATAATTCCACATTCTAAAAAGCGTTGGATGGTGGAGCGGGGCGAGTGGCGCGCTACTGCACCGGGCAATGGGAAGCATGTGGGGTTTCATATCTGGGCGGCGTATAGCTACAGCCCTAATGCAACGTGGCCAAATCTGGTGGAAGAATTCTTGGATGCAAAAAATGACGCAGAACAGCTAAAAACGTTCGTCAATACGGTGCTTGGCGAGACGTGGGAAGACGAGTATGCGTCGAAGGTTGGCGCCGATTCTCTGCTCGAGCGCGCAGCAGAGGAGCAGTATCAGCAATATGTGCCACCTGCCGAGGTGCTGGCGTTGACGATTGGGTGCGATGTGCAGGATGACCGCCTGTCGCTCAGTGTGTGGGGATGGGGTCGCGAGGAAGAAGGCTGGCTGATCGATCGCGTGAAGCTATATGGGAGTCCATCTCGACCAGAGGTGTGGAAGCAATTGGACGAAATTTTGCAGAAGCCTTACCTGAATGAGGCCGATGAGGAGATGAAGGTACTGTGTTGCGCGATTGACTCCGGCGGTCATCACACGCAAGAGGTGTATCAGTACAGCAGGGAGCGTGCAGCAATGGGCGTGATTGCGATTAAGGGTATGTCGCAGAAGGGCAAGCCACCGCTTGGCAAGGCATCGAAGGTAGACGTGGACTACAAAGGTAAAGCGCTAAAGAAAGGGGCACAGTTGTTTCCGGTAGGCGTCGACACGGTGAAATCGCTGTTGTTTGGTCGGTTGAAGCACAATGAGCCCGGGGCGGGATATTTGCATTTCTTCCCAACGATTGGAACGGATTATTTCGAGGAATTGACAGCCGAGAAGCAGATCTTGCGGTTTAGGAACGGCTATCCCGAGCGTGTGTGGGTGAAGAAGAGTCAGGCTGCAAACGAAGCGTTGGATGAAATGAATTATGCGTATGCGGCATTGCATCGTTTGTACCAGAAGATGGACAGGAGGACGATATGGGATCAACTCGAAAGGCGCGGTGAGGAGAAGCCGAAGCGTGTGCGTGCGGCGGCGACACCGAAGCGGAGTTTTGTGAAGCAGTGGTGAGTTACGGCGCTAAAGTACCAAGAAGCCTGAAGTTAGAGGTCGAATGGCGATTCCCCCGTCCATAACAGCCGGCGTGGACGTGGTGTGGACTGACGCTGCGACCACGGATATTTTCGGCAACGCGGTAACGAGTGCAACGCATAATCTTACGTATTATTTCAGATTAAATACAGCAGGCGAGGGTGTTACCGCGACCGGTACTGCGTATTCAGATGGTTGGCGGATCACGATTCCTGCTGCAACCAGCGCCGGAATGGACGCCAGCACTGGGTGGTATTTCCAGGCTGTGCTGACTGCGATCAGCGGTGGCGCGGTCAGTGAGTACAGCCGAGGTCAGATCGAGGTCCAGGCATCATTGGCTTATGCCGGATCGCCTGCAGCATTTGACGGCCGAACGCAGGCGCAGAAAGATTTAGAGGCGGTTCAGGCTGCAATTCGCTCCTTGATGACAGGGGGTGCAACGCAGGAATATCGCATTGGCAATCGCAGCCTGAAGCGATATGACCTGACTGATTTGCTCGCCCTGGAGTCGCAGTTGAAGGCAACTGTGGTGCGTGAGAATAAAGCAAAGATCATTGCATCGGGTCTTGGCGATCCGAACAATTTGTTTATCCGTTTCGGTAACGGCTGATGGGCATCCGCACCAACATTCTGCGTCGTATTGGCCTCCAGCCGATTCCCAAGGCACTGCCACCTGTGAGGCGGCGTAACTATGCGGGCGCAATCATCAGTCGCCTAACTGCGGACTGGATGTCGTCACAAGCCAGTGCGGACGCTGAAATTCGCACCAGTCTGCGCAAGCTGCGTGATCGCAGCCGCGAAATGGTGCGGAATAATCCGTACGCAAAGCAGGCAAAGCGGACAACGCAAATCAACGTTGTCGGCAGTGGCATCAAGATGCAGTCGCAGGTTGCATTGCTGCGCGGTAATCGCCGTGATGAGCGGACAAACAGCCTGATTGAGCAGAAGTGGGCGTCTTGGTGCCGCGCTGAGCATTGTGATGTAGCTGGGCGCCAAAGCTTCCACATGATGGAGTGGTTGGCAATTGGCGCACTGCCGGAGTCAGGAGAAGCGCTGTTCAGGATTGTTCGCCGTCCGTTCGGTGGCAGTCGAGTGCCATTGGCGCTCCAGATGCTTGAGGCTGATTACCTGGATGAGGAGTATCAAGGCCCAACCCTCGCCCAGGGGAACGAATGGCGTATGGGCGTGGAGGTCAATGAATGGGGCCGCCCTGTGCGGTACGCCTTCCTCACGCGCCATCCAGGTGACTACTGGTTCCAGAATGCGCCGCAGCGAAATGAAAAGCATGTCTTCCTGTCGGCGGAAGATGTCATTCATTTGTTTATTCCAGAAAGGCCACAGCAACATCGTGGCGTGCCGTGGTTCCACTCTGTGATGGCTGACGCGCATCAACTTCAAGGATATGAAGAAGCTGCTGTAATTCGTGCGCGCGCTGGTGCGTCAATCATGGGATTCATTACAAACCAGGAAGGCGAACTTACCGCTGACGACGTCGAGAACGAGCGTCGGATCAGTGAGTTTGAACCAGGGATGTTCAAATATTTGATGCCTGGTGAGAACGTGACGGTGCCAAGCATCGACTCGCCAGATCAGCAATTTGAAATGTTTGTCAAAAATAAAGTACGTCGATTTGCGAGCGGTTTTGGCTGCTCGTATGAAACGCTAAGCCGTGATTTTAGTGATACGAATTATTCGAGCAGCAGGCTGTCGTTGCTTGAGGATCGGGAGCACTGGAAGGTGGTGCAGGCTTATCTGATTGAGCATTTCCACCTGCGCGTATTCCGTGAATGGCTGTCGCTGGCTGTGCTTGCTGGCGAGCTGCCGTTTGATGACTTTGAAGCGCGGCCTGAGCGTTATGACACGCCGCGCTGGATGGCCCGTGGTTGGGACTGGGTGGATCCGCTGAAAGAGGTGAAGGCTTATCGGGAGATGGAGCAGGCGGGCTACATGACCAAGGCGCAAATTGTTGCGAAACTTGGCGGTGATTTTGACGATAATTTAGCCGAGATTGCTCGCGAGCAGGCTGCTGCTGAGCGTTTGGGCGTTGAGTTGGATCGGGACATCATTGAGCAGCCGATGTTGCCGGCTGATCAACCGTTACCACAGGAGGAAGGCTGATGGGCGCAATGCCGACTGATGGAATGCGCGAAGAAGCGCGCAGATATCGAGAGTGGAAAGCTGAAGGACGCAAGGGTGGAACTGAGGTTGCAGCCAGGCGTGCTGGGCAGATTTTGAGCGGTGATGAGCTGAGCGATGAGACTATTCGCACGATGAGTGCATGGTTTGCTCGCCATGAGATCGACAAGCGAGCCGATGGTTTCAGTCCTGGTGAAGAAGGGTATCCATCACCTGGCAGGGTGGCATGGGCAGCCTGGGGAGGTGATTCGGGTAAAACATGGAGTGATGCACTTGTGGCTCGCATGGAATCTGACCGCGAAATGATGGCTGAGAGGCCATATCCAAATGAGCATGCAGCGCGGCTGCGTGATCCAGATCAGTACGACAGCTTCAGGCGTCGTAATGATGAAGGCGGCAACGGAGTCGACTTTATTTTTGGGATCAAGGAAGGCGAGGAAGGTGCTGAGCTACAGGCAATCAGGTTTCGTTTAAGCGAATTCACGGCGGCAGAAGCACGCGCATGGCTGAGCGAGCGTGATTATGAGCCGCTTGAATTTGAAGAGGCAACAGGCGAGCGTTCTAAAGTGGAAGAAATTGAGAACGCAGCCGTGACTGAAAAACGTGCAGCGCCTGATGCGCTGAAGGAGGGTGATTTTGTTTCGTGGAACAGTTCTGGCGGTCGCGCGCGCGGTCGTATTGAGCATGTGATGCGCGAGGGTACATTGGGCGTGCCTGACACTGAATTCAGCATTGATGCAACCGAAGAGGATCCGGCTGCGTTGATTCGGATTTATCGCGACGGTGAGGCGACTGAGACGATGGTGGGTCATCGTTTTAGTACTTTGACCAAGATCGATCCGATCCGTGCGACTGAGGGCGGCAAGTTTCAGCGATCTGAGGTCACATCATTCCGCGCGCTGGATGAGGAGCGGAGCTTCGAATTTCCGTTTAGCTCTGAATATCCGGTGATGCGTTACTTCGGGAATGAAGTGCTGAGCCACGAGATGGATGCAGCAAACCTGAGTCGTCTGAACGATGGCGCCCCGCTGCTGTTTAATCACGATCCTGATCGCGTGGTCGGCGTTGTGGAGCGCGCTTGGGTTGATGGGCAGAAACGACGCGGTTATGTGAAGGTGCGCTTCTCGCGTAACAAGTTTGCGCAAGAAGTGCTCGACGATGTCCGCGATAATATTTTGCGCGGCATCAGCTTCGGCTATTCGATCGACAAGATGGAAGAGCGAGGCGATGACTTCGTTGCGACTCAATGGTCGCCTTACGAAGTCAGTGTGGTCTCTATACCTGCTGACCCTACGATTGGAATCGGCAGGTCTCTAACTGACGAGACCGTTGTTCAAGCGGCCCCAGCCGCATCACCAACACCTGAACCCGAAATGGAAAACACTCCAGATCTGGAGGTGATCCGGTCCGAGGCCGTCGAGGCCGAGCGTACCCGTATCGCCGCCATCAGTGCACTGGGCGATAAGCACCAGATGCAAGACCTGGCTCGCGAGCTGATCGACGGTGGTCGCACTATCGACGAAGCTCGTGCTGCTGTCCTTGAAAAACTCGGCACTCAACCCGTGGAACAAGTCATTCGCTCTGCTGACATCACCTCTAACGATGTCGGCCTCTCCGATAAGGAGACCCGTTCGTTCAGCTTTGCTCGCGCACTGAACTTCCTTGCTAATCCCAGCGACGCTTCCGCTCGTCGGGCTGCCGAGTTTGAGATCGAAGTCGGTAAGGCTGCTGCTCAAAAGTATGAGCGCTCCTCTAACGGCATCGTGATCCCCAACGAGGTGCTGCGTCGCGATCTGGTGGTGGGCACCCCTACTGCTGGTGGCAACCTGGTTGCCGATGAGCTGCTGGCCGGTAGCTTCATCGATCTGCTGCGCAATCGTCTGGCACTGGCCCAGGCTGGCGTCACCATGCTGACCGGTCTGCAGGGCAACATCAGCATCCCCCGTCAGACTTCTGCTGCTACTGCCTACTGGGTGGGTGAGAACGGTTCGCCGACCGAGAGCCAGCAGGCAATCGATCAGGTCAACATGACCCCCAAGACTGTGGGTGCTTTTGTTGATTACAGCCGTCGTCTGCTGCTGCAGTCTTCCATCGATGTGGAAGGCATGATCCGCAATGATCTGGCTCGCGTGATCGCTCTTGAGCTTGACCGCGCTGCCATCTACGGCACCGGCTCTAGCAACCAGCCTCTGGGCCTGACCAATACCACCGGTATTGGCAGCCAGACCATCACCACCTACGGCACCTTTGCTGAGTACATCGGCATGGAAACCGATGTGGCATCTGCCAACGCTGATGCCGGCAGTCTGCGTTACGTGATTAACGCTGCTGCTCGTGGTGCGCTGAAGTCGACCGATAAGGGTACCGACACTGGCAACTACGTGTTCGAGAACAACGAGATCAACGGCTACCCCGTGATCGTGTCGAACCAGCTCCAGAACAACGATGCGCTGTTCGGCGACTTCTCCATGATGATCATGGGTATGTGGTCTGGCCTGGATCTGACCGTTGATCCCTATGCCGGTGCTACTGCTGGTACCGTTCGCGTGATTGCACTGCAGGACGTGGATGTGGCTGTTAAGCAGCCTGGCGCCTTCTGCCTCGGCACCTGATCATGAGGATCGAGATCCTGCGTCAAGTCATGATCTCGGGGGAGCCAGTTCAGGCTGGCTCCTTTGTCGAGGTCACTGAGGCTGACGGCAATCTATTGGTTGGTAGCGGTAAGGCTGTTGTGGCACCTGCCGTTGAGAAGCCCGCACCTGTTGAGGTGACGGAAGAGCCTGCTCCGGTGCCTGCTGTTAAGCCGGTGCGGAAGGCTAAGACTGTGACTTCTGAATTCCCTACTAAGGACTGATCATGGCCATCCTCTCTACCGGTCTGGAGAAGCTCCAGCATTTTGCTCTGGCTCCTACTGCTCAGCGCACTTCCAACCTGGACGGCACTGCTATTGACATGAATGATTATGAGGGCGACCTTGTGATCATCCTTGATGTTGAGGCTGGTGGCACCTCGACTTTGGATGTAAAAATCCAATCAAGCGACACATCTGGTGGTAGCTACAGCGATGTAACCACTGCTTTTTATCGCGGTGGCTCTGAAGTTGCTTCTGCCGCTGTGGCATTCACCCAGGTGAGCACCTCTGCTTCCAAGCAGTTTCTGGTGTTTCCCAAGGGCGCTGCTAAGCGTTGGATCAAGGCTGTGTCGACCACTTCGACCTCGACCCACACCTATTCGATTAATGGTGTTGGCGTGAAGAAGTACGGCTGATAGCCGTACTGCATTGGCCCTGGGTTGCTTCGGCGGCCTGGGGCTTTATGCTGTTTACATGGCACTCACCGAAGACCTAAGCGTATTTTTGGCCGATTTCGGTGTTCCGATTTCGGCTGGCGCTGCGAGTGGCCTGGGGATTTTGGATATGCCAAGCGAGATGATCGCTGATGGCGTGGTGATGACCACTGATTACAAGGTCACTTGCTTGGCAAGCTTGTTTGGTGATTTGCAATACGGCGCTGGTGTCAACGTTGATGGATTGCCTTATACGGTGCGCAATGTTGAGCTGCTTGATGATGGAAAATTTTGCGATCTGATGCTGCAACGCAGCGCAACGCCTGTATTGGCTGCAGTGTCTGCCGCTGTGCTCGATGGTGACGGAGCCGATACAGACAGTGTCGTTATTCTTGATGGAGGCGGTCCTGCGACGACGTATGTGGCCGGGAATGTACTTGACGGTGGCACGCCATGAGCGACACGATTACGCGCTTCAAGCTTCGTAACGGTACTGCTGCAGCTTGGACGGCGGCCAATCCAGTGCTGCTTGCTGGTGAAGTTGGATTTGAGTCTGATACGCGAAAGCTGAAGCTAGGCAACGGAACAACGGCCTGGAATTCATTGCTGTACGTGCAGGGATATGACAACCCAGTATTTACGACATTATCTGTTACTGGCATTGCAACATTGCCTCATATTCACGGGGCACTGGCGGGTCCTGTTTACATTCATTGCCGCAATGGCACTGCATCAACGCTGGCGAAGGGTACGCCTGTTTATATCACCGGAAATGTTGGCGATACTGCGACCGTGATTGTGGCAGGCGCTGATGCAGCCAACCTCGCCAAGATGCCTGCAATTGGAATTCTTGACGCGGCTCTTGCGGCAGGAGCAGATGGGCACGTAGTGATCAGTGGTGAGATAACGGCGATGGACACCAATGGTTATGCGGTCAATTCCGCTTTATATGTCGCGGAAGGTGGAGGATTTACTACTACTGCTCCCGCAAACAAGCAGCCGATTGGTCGCGTAACAAGGGGGAATAGCAATACGGGGGCCTTGGTTGTCATGGGGCCGGGGGTGGTGCTGTAGCCATGGACCGCGACACCTTCAAAAACTGGGTCAAGGTGATGCAGGCTTTGGAGGTGGCGGGCAAAACAGACTGTTACATTTATTATCGAGCGAAATCAATTGTGACCAAGCAGGTCGATCCTGGCGCGTTTGGTCCGCTTCCCAAGCGAGGATTCAATGACCACTAAGCGCGAACAGATTCTGAGCGCGATTGCAAGCGCACTCGCTAGCACTGCGGGGGTAAATGGTCGCGTGTATCGCAGCAGGGTCACTGCAATGCAGCGCGCTGAGTCGCCTGCGATTGTTATTGAGCCGATCAGTGACACGCCAACGCAAAACACCAGCTTGCCGACATTGGATTGGCGGATGCGTGTGCGTGTGACTGTGATCGTGCGCGGTGACACGCCAGATCAACTTGCTGATCCAATTATTGAGAGCATGCACGCCAAGATGGTGACTGATTTGACGCTTGGCGGCTATGCGATTGACGTGCAACCGGATGAAGTGACGTACAACATGCTGGACGCCGATCAGCCCGCCGGTGTAATTTTCAATGATTATATCATTCAATATCGCACAACTGTGGCAAGTTTGGCGACGTAGAGTCTGATAAGCCGCGCGATTTACAGTGATTGATGAGTTTCAAGGGCAAGGTGGCTCGTACATCCTTGACCCCGAGACAGGCATCCGCACTCTCGTTAAGCGGACGCTGCCACCTGTTCCACAAGAGGTAATTTCCAATGCCCCTTCTAACTCGGAAGCGCCTGATCCTTCTGGAGACGGAATCGACGTACGGGACGGATCCGACTCCGACCGGCGCCGACGCCGTTCTGGTTCGCGATCTGAATATCACTCCTCTGCAGAGTGATGTTGTCAGCCGTGATCTGATTCGCCCTTATCTAGGCGCGTCTCAGCAACTGCTGGCTAACACTCGTGTTGAGTGTACGTTTAGCGTTGAATTGGCTGGTTCTGGCACCGCTGGCACCGCTCCTCGCTATGGCAAGGCTCTGCTTGCTTGTGGCATGAGTGAAACTATCGTTGCCACTACCAGCGTGACCTATGCGCCCGTAAGCGCAAGTTTTGGTAGCTGCACCATCTATTACAACATCGATGGCTTGCTGCATAAAGTGACTGGTGCTCGTGGCACTTACACGCTGAATGTAGCCGTTGGCGAGATCCCCACCATTGATTTCACTTTCACTGGTGTGTATAACGCTCCCACTGACACCGCAGCTCCTTCGGTCACCTACGCCGATCAAGCCAACCCGGTAGTTGCCAAAAACGGCAACACGACTGGTTTTGAACTGCTTTCTTATAGCGGTTGCCTGCAGTCGGTGACTTTCGACATCGGCAACACTCTGGTGTACCGCGACTTGATCAACTGCACCAAGCAGGTGCTGCTGACTGATCGCGCCAGCACTGGCAGTGTGACCATCGAAGCGCCAACCATTGCGCAGAAGGATTACTTCACTGCTGCGCTTGCTGACGGCGCGCTTGGCAACCTGCTGTTCCAGCACGGCCAGACCGCCGGCAACATCGTTGATTTTGCCTCCACTAAGGTCGACATCGGCGATGTCAGCTACAGCGACCAGGATGGCATCCACATGCTGACCATCCCCTACACCTGCGTCCCCTCGACCGCAGGCAACGACGAGTTCAGTCTCGTCTACACTTGATTCGTTGGACAGACGGATGATGAGGGCCGGTAATGCGGCCCTTTTTTATTGGGTGTATGCTGTTGCAGTATCGCGTGCATTACGCATGGCATTTGTCCGCAAAAAGGTAAAGGTTTTCTCTTGGCCCGTTTCCATCGAGGAGCCCAGTGATGGTGGCACTTTTGATACGGCCACTTTTGATGCGAAGTTTAAGCGTGTAGGACGAAAGGAATTTCAAAAGCTAGGCGAGAAAGGCGAACTGGATCTTCTGAAGGTGATCATGGTTGGTTGGGAAGGAATTCTTGACGAAGACGGCAAAGAAATCCCGTTTTCGCTTGAGGCAATGCGTGAATTCAGCGATGATCCGTACTGGATTCGCGGCGTGCTGAAGGCTTATACCGAGACCTTTGAGGGCGGTCGCCAGGGAAACTGAAAGATGCTGCCGTCTACTGGGCGGGCGGCGGCAAGCGAATAGAAGATAAAACCAAGGAGGACGCTGCTGTGTTTGGCATTGTCCTCCCTGAGCAACCTGCCGAGCGATCGAATGATTTCGAGGTTTGGGAGGAAAATTGGGATGTGGTGATGATGTTTTTGCGTATGCAAACGCAATGGACGACGACGATGGCGGGTTATATGGGGCTGCGATATGACGTGCTCGTTTGCCCCGGCGGAATGTTCGACCTCTACAATGTGGAGAATCGCCGCGAGATGCTTGAAGACCTCCAGATCATGGAGGCTACGGCGTTAAGCGAATTGGCCAAGGACAAGGATGGCTAAACAGGTAAGCGAAATTCTCGTCAAGCTTGGTATCCAGGGCGCTGAGGGCCTGGACAAGCTAAAGAGTTCGTTTCGCGAGCTTGAAAGGTCTATTGGTCCATCTGATGCAACAATTCAGAAGGCGCGCAAAAGCATTCTTGACTTTGGCGAAGCAAGCGGAAAAAGTGAGCAAGTTATTCGTGGTCAACTTGAGGCATTTCGTGGCCTGAAATCACAGGCGGAAATCAATGGTGCAACTTTTATAAAACTTACCGAAGATATTAAAAAACTTGAGATTGAATTAAGCGGCTCTACTGCTGCAATAAATCGTCAACGTGACGCCATCCTGAGATCGACTGCTGCTTCTCAGGGCAATGCAGACGCATTGCGCAAGCAAGCCGAAGCCCTGGGCAAGCTTCAGCAGCAAACACGACCTGGATCTGCCGCTTTTATTCAGCTTGGCAAAGATATTGAAAGAGTAGACGAAAAATTAGTCAAAGTTCGCAGTGAAGCGCAAGCATTTACGCTCGCCTTGAATCAAATTCCAGCAGCAAGCGTAGAAAAACAAGTAAGGCAAATTGAAACTTTAAGGCGTACTATGAATACGCTTAAAATTACAAGTGATGAATATTTAGAAACACTGCAAAGAATTAATCTTGTCAGTGCTGTTCAGGCAACAACTACTGGCAGGCAGCAAGCAAGAGCCGCCAACCAGATGTTTGAAAGCGGCCTTTTTGAGCGATTTATACAAAGTCGCGCACAGGCGCTTCCGCTTCCTGAAACGACTGCTGGCTTGCAGCAAAGAATTTCAGAGGTGAATCAAGAGCTTGCAAACGTAACTGGATATGAGCGCAGACGTGCATTGACGATTGAGTTAATTGACCTTAATCGTCGACTTAAAAATACAGTTGTTGAAATTACAACTACGGAAGAGCTAGCCGCAATGGCCACGAGGCAGCGAGCCTCTGCTGCGCGTGAAGTTCTTGGTCGATCCGGCTTTGGGGCGTTCTCCGCCGATGTTCGCGCTCGCGGCGCAGAGGGCTCTTACGATCCTGGTACTCAAAAAGCAATGCAACGAGCCAGGAATCGAATTGTCGATCAAGGTGCTGTTAGCGAAATTGAACTTTTATATAATCGCTGGGAACAAGCGTATTCTGATATTGAAAAATTATTTGGAGATCATCAAGTTAATAAAGCTGAAATCGCGGCAAAAGGGGCGATAGCTCAGGATGAAATCCTGGATAGGCAGCACAATCAATCCTTGAGGGCTCAGCAGCAAAGATTCGAGGAGGAGCTTGCTTTATTTGATCAAAATTTAAAGCAGCGAGATCAATTGCTTCAAAGGCGGACAGCGGTCAAAGGCATGCTTGGCCTTGAGGGACGCGAACTGTCTCCCTTGTATCAAGGGATTGTGGACATTGGCACTCGTCGTGCTGTCGGAGAGCAGGCCCGCATGGGCAAGACACCTCAGCAGGCGCTTGCCGATATTGTCAGCGTATTTAATTCTGATCTCGATAAAGCCGGAAACGGCTTTTTGGAATCCGAGCGTCAACTTCGTGAAGCAGCAATTAATTTTGCTAGCGGGTCAGAAGAGGTTAAGCGTGCTTTTGCTCGTATTCCCCTTGGTCAGACGCCGGCTTCAATGTTTCCTGGAGGCGCCGAGATGCCTTCTGAGTACATTTCACGAATTAGAGGTGGAGTCGGAACTGCTGATCTTCCTGATTTTGAGTCGTTCCGAAAAGGAACAACACGCGAATTGCAACTTGTCCGGCAATCATTGCAAGAGTTGCGCTTAGATCTAAATCCTTTAGCGGCGGGATTTGAAGCTACCGAAAAGCGTATTGTTCGTAGCATTGGAAATATCGACAAAGAGCTTGAGAAACGTCAGCTTGGTGGTCGCGGTCGCATGAGAGGAATGGAAGTCGCTCAAGCTGCTGGCGCTGCATTGAGCGGTGGCATCTTTGGCGGCCCCGAGGGCTTCCTCGGTGGCGCGCTTGGCGGCGTGTTTGGCGGCGTAGGCGGTGCATTTGCTGGTGCTGCTGCTGGCGCGCAAGTTGGCATGCTGAGACAACAGCTTGGTGGATTCGCTGACTACGCAGCACAGATTCAGAAAATGCAGATCGCACTGCGAGATGCGGCTGGAAGCCAGGATCAATTCAACCAAGCCGTTGAGGCAGCTAATTTTGCGGTTCGCAACCTGAATGTGCCGCAAGATGTTGCGATTCAGGGCATGACGAAATTAACCGCTGCCGTGAAAGGGGCAGGCGGTCAGGTCACCGATGCCGAATTGGTCTTCAAGAATGTGACCGCAGCAATCAAGGCAACCGGTGGTTCAGCGCAGGATGTTGACGGTGCCATCACTGCGATGATTCAGGTGTTCTCGAAGGGCAAGGTAAGCGCAGAAGAGCTAAGCGGTCAGCTTGGCGAGCGCTTGCCTGGTGCAGTTACGAAGTTTGCCCAAGCGAACGAAATGACGCTGCCTGAGCTGTCAAAAGCGCTCGAGCAAGGTCAGGTTGGCTTGAACGAGCTGATGAATTTCATCGTGCAGCTTGGTGATGAATACTCTGGCACCGCAAATCAGATCGCAGATTCCAGTCAGGATGCTGGCGCTCGCCTGACGGTGGCATTCAACGATATGAGGATTGCGATTGGCGAAACGCTTCAGCCAGTTGGTGCGCAATTCCAGGAAGCCTTTGCTGATTTCATCGTAAATATCACTCCAGGTCTTGTTGCAGCGGCTAAAGCGGTCGGGGATGGGATCAAGTTTATTATTAACAATGCATCACAAATTGGTGCTGTTGTTGAATTTGCAGCAAAGCTTGCTGGCGTCACTCTTGCCCTGAAAGCTTTGCAAGCGATGCAGGGGCCAATTGGCGCTTTGTTCGTTGCCCTTCAGAGCGGATTTACTGCTACTACGGCACAAGCGGCTGCAGCTCAGACTCGAATTATCGCTTTTGGCACAGCAGTCAAAACTGTTGCTGCTTCGCTTGTGGCTCCACTTGTGGTGACATTTGCAATCGTTGGCGCTGAACTGGTTATTCAATGGCTGCAGAAGATTAAAAAAGCTCGTGATGAGTTGCGTAACATTCAAAGCCAGGCAACTGGCGAGCAGTTCCTCAAGGAGATAGGCGGAGATGCGCTTACTCAAAAGCAGCTTGCAAAGGCCGCTTCGGACATCGGGAAAGAATATGCGCGTGCAAGTGATAATGTAATTCGTTTGCGCAAAGAGCTAGACCAGCTTCAATCTGCAGCGAAAATATCTGGTGGCGCGACACTTGCTGCTACGCCTGGGATAGAACGCCTTAAGGCTCAACTCGCTAGGGAAGAAGCGGCTGTTCGACTGGTCGAAGGACGCTACAGAGCGGTGGTCGGTCGCCTGCCCAACGCGCCTACGGCTGCAGCGGGACCCGCCTTCACCCAATTTCCAGACATCGCTGGAGATGGCACCAAAGGCAAAGCAGATAAAGAAGCTGAAAAGGCTGCTCGTGAAGCTCAACGCCTATACGAAGAAAATCTTCGCAATGCAATGCGCTTGCAAGACGTTGGCTTGCGGACGCTTCAGCTTGAAGAGCTGACAACGCTTGAAAGAGAGCGCCAACAGCTTGTCAACCGCGACGCCGACAGAATTGAGTTTGCAATCCTTGATCTAAAGCAAAAACAACTTGGCCTTGATATCAGGCAAACGCATTTGAATGAAGTCAACGAGCGCTTGGAAGATTTGCGTGTCCAGGGGCTAAGGCAAGGACTTGATGTTTCAAAAACAGCGGAAGAAATTTCTAGAAATAAAATTGAATATTTAGAGCTTCAACTTGAAGCAGAAAAAAATATCACTGATCAACTTGAGCTGCAACGGCAAATTATTGAAGCCACGGGACTGACGCGGGAAATGCGTCAAGCCGGTCGTCGCGCTGCGATTGGCGTTTTTGATTACGGCCAAGCTGGCGCTGCCAATTTTGCCGGTGGCGAGCAGATTTACCAGCCTCAAGAATTTATGACGCCAGAAGCTCAGCGCTTCCAAGAAATGCGTCAACAACTGGAGGAAATAGTTTCCCTTCAGAATCAAGTGGAAGCAGGCGCGATGCAAATGGGGGAGGCATTCTCTAGCGCATTTATTGAAACGATTACGGGCTCTAAGTCAGCAAAGCAGGCACTTGCAGATTTGATGGCATCAATTGGCAAGCATTTTCTGGATATGGCGCAGCAAATCATTACGCAACAAATTGCGATGATTCTTTACGGCACCATCATGAAAGCGCTTGGGGTGGGTCTCAGCGGTGGAGGCGCCGCTCCTAACTACAGCGGTGTTTTCAGTAGCGGTCAGGCAGGGTTCAATCCATCCGTGTTTACGGGGCCAAGTTTGCTTCCGGCGGCCAATGGAGCGGCGTTTGCTAAAAACGGCATTCAACCCTTTGCAATGGGCGGCATCGTCACCAAGCCCACATTCTTCAAGTACGCAAAGGGCGGCGAAATGCAAAACGGCCTCATGGGCGAAGCTGGGCCTGAGGCGATCATGCCGCTCAAGCGTGGTGCTGATGGCAAGCTTGGCGTCGCCGCTCGCCTGGACGGTGCCATGAAACGGTACCGTTCGACGCCTGGTAGCGCAGCCGCCGCAGCAGAAGGTGACAGTGCTTCGCTGGCTGCGGCAGGGGCGGCCACAATGGAGCCGATCGACGTCCGCTACAGCGTGGAACGCATCAACAACGTGGATTACGTCACCGCCGATCAGTTCCAGCGCGGCATGGCACAGGCTGCTCAGCAAGGCGCCATCCAAGGCGAACGCCGCGCCATGCGTAGCCTGAAGAACAGCAGTGCAACTAGAAGGGGGATTGGTTTGTAGTGGAATACGCCTACGGCCACCTGCTCGATATCGGCCCCAGCGGCCAAGCAGCCCAATACCGCTTCCAAAACTACGCGATCAACCAGAACGTAGATGGGTACTTGTTTCTGCCGTTCAGCTTCGGTGGAGCGGTAGCCACCCTCCAAGGCGACAACTTGGATGCCACGCTCCAGTTCGCCAACATCGAAATGACCCGCGCGTGGATCGTTGACGCACTCGATAACCTATGGGTTGCCAAGGTCACCACGGTGCTCTGGGAACCCTCCACTGGAGCAGTCCAGCGCACCCTTTACAACTATTGGGGCACCTGTTCCAGTGGCGGCTGGGATGAGGTCAACATCCAAGTCAGCCTGAACTCAGTGCTTGACGCAGTTCAAACCAACATTCCAGGGCG